ATCGGCAGTAAGATCTGTGATCTGCTTTTTCTGCTTCTCGACGGACTTGCCATACTCAGTCATTACCTTGTCCACAGCTTCCTTCTCAAGCCCAAGGTCCTCCAAAAATTTGCGTTCCATATCCGTTCTCCTTTCGCTACGCTTGTTATCGGGGTTGCGCCCCGTACGGTTTCGTTTTTTACGCCGCGACCGGCGAATTTTGTATACACAAAAAGCCCCCGGCGTATTTGCCGAGGGCTTCTAAGTATCTAAGTTATCCGAGCTGTGCGCCGCCTCTCTCCCGGAAGTAGTCACGGGTGAGCCCGGTCTGCGCGACAAAGTCCCGCTGCGCCGCCTGCCACTCTCTGATCTTCATCCCGGCACGGCCGCTATCCAGTCCCGCGGCGTCCAGCGCACTCTCTTCGCGTTTCCATTTGCGGATCTGCCTCTCGATGTACCTTTGCTGCTGCGTCGCGTCGTACAGGTCCATCTTCTCACCATCGATCGTGACGGTCTTGCTGTTGTACTCCCTGAGCTTGTCTGACGTATACGCCGAATCCGACAGATCCTCGAAAAACGGGAAGAAGCTATGCCTGCAGTTCCATCCGCAGAGCCCCCAGCCTTCGCCGTACCCTGTCGAGCTGACAAAGTCCGGATACTTCTTGCTCTTGCCTCCGACCGAGAACACACGGCCTTGCCACGGCATATGGTCCGGCCGCGCCCCTGCGTGGGCTGTGGTCTCGACTAGGTCAGTTCCCATCTGGTTCATGTTCTCGAGCTGTATCTCCGCGCACGTCTGATTCACACCAGTGAGCACAGCCCTCCTGAAGGCGACGTCCATGTAGTCGACATGCCCGGTCGGATATAGGATCGACGCAATGCCGTTACGAGTGAGCTCCTGTATGCCGCTCTTGATCGCCTGTTGGTACGTAAAGCCTCCTGACGCCATCTTCTGGTATGCCAGGTCAAGCGCCTGCTCAAACTGCCTTGTGGCCGTGTTTGCCGTGGTCAGTGTGAGGTTCTGGTACTCCTGCAAAGTCTTTTGAAGACCTGACCGTATGATCTGCTGCATCTGCGGGTTCTGCTCAAGCGGTATCGGCTTATATCCCGCAGCCCTGTACATCCTGTTATCAAGCTCGATCGCCCGCGTGGCTGCTTCGTCGAAAAGTTCAACGACCCGCTTCTCTGACATATTCAGCTGCTTCGCCAGCTCCGCGAGTATCTTTTTCTGTTCTGCGCTGTTTAGCTCAAGCCTGAGAGCCTGCCAGTTCGTACCGTCCGTCACTTCACCGAGCAGCGAGATGCGCCTGGCCATGTCATTGATCAGCGCCTGCTCGGTCTCCTGTATTATCCTGACTACAGCCTCCCCAGCGTCCTCCAGCTGGCGATACGTGAGCATTACATATCCTCACCGGCAGGATAGTTGCCCCGGCCGTAAAAAGGGCCTTCTACTTGCACGGCGGCTTTTGCAGCAGCTTCATCCTCGCCGTACCACTTCACCCTGTACTCCCATTTCTGCATGATCCCGTTTTGCACTTCCACAAGGTCGGCAGCCATTTTCTCCTCGTCACTGACGATATAGCCATCGGAGAACTCCACCTTTACGAGCGTCTCGGGATCGACAGACTGACCGAGGATATTTTTTCCTACCCACAAGACAGCTTTCACGATATCCTTGATGGCTTCCTCAAGGAGGATCCCATGTTTTGCAGAGTTCTGTTTCAGGTCCTGTTTTTCGCCTGTGTATTGTGTTGCAGTCACCTGTGCGCTGCGCATGGAGTCGTTGAATCGGTAGTGCCGAATCCCGAAGCCGCACTTGAATGACAAGAAGTCGAGCTGTGCCTGTACTCCGTCTTTGTTATCACCTACACGCAGATCCGGATTGAACTCGTGCACCAGTTTCTTATCGTCAGTGAACTCGTCTCCGATCGAGACAAAAAGCTGCTGCATCATCTCGTCAGGAGCAATATAGATCGGCGTGCCGTCGCTTTTCATTCCTGCGGTTCTTGTGAGCTCCCGGTTGTAGAAGACCTTCTTGCCTCCCAGCTTGAAATCGCGGAGAAAGTTGTTATACGCGAGATCAACGCCCTTAAGAGTGTCGATGGCCTGCGAAAACACCGAACAGCCGAGCCCCAGGTTGTTTGCAAAAGGATTTACCATGTTCGGCCGGATGATCGCAAAGAATGGCACCGGTGATCCTGTGATGAACTTCGGAGCGACGCCTTCCGGCAGGTCGGTCGGTAAAAGCCGCCCGTTCTTGACGTCATAGTAGCGGTTTTCTATCACATACACGCCGTTTTCGATCGTGTGGATCTCCAGGTACACACTCTGTTTGCCGCGGACCGTGGTGTCAGAGACGAAGGCGACCTCTGTAATCTGCCCATATTTCCTCGATAGAGGTATAATGCAGAAGGCCTCGAGATATTCCATCCTGATCACGGCCTCAGGAGATACCCGAACGCTCCCTTCTTCGGACGCGAGCAGGTTGTCCAATTTCATGACAAAGGCGCCGGTGCCGCTGTAAAACGTTTTTTCAACCAGGGCGTTTGCCTCTTCCCAAAAGCATATATTGCCAAACACACCGCCATAGCCGTCCTCGCCTTGCACGAACTCAGAGGACGCCTTGTCCGCGATCGCAATCTCCGTCTTCTCGTTTAGAAGAACGGACGCCCAGTCCTCACAAACCTTTTTGGCCATCTTCAGGGAATAAAGATCAAGGGTCTTCTTCTCACCTTTCGCGGTCAGCTCCTTGTACTGGTGAAACGTCTTATTGTACCCTGTCCACCATTGGCGCCACTCGTCGATCATGGTGTAGTACTCGGATTTGATGTCCGCGCCGAATTCTTTATTCAGAATGTCTATGACAGATTTTATGTACATAGCTCACCTTTCCTTCATATCGGGGCACAGGCGGGACATGAACGGCTCCCAGCTGTACTCGAACGCGTCAAGTATGTCGATATCAGAGCTGAAGTTATCCAGCCTCTCGTCGTCCTTATCAGGATCCCAGGCCGCGCTTTCGAGCCCGCCCTGCACAAGGCAGCAGCTCTCGCCTATAAACATCCGCTTCGTGTTAAGTAGCGTGTTTGCAGCAGCGATCCTGCTCATGATCCTTTTTTTCTTGCTGTCGGCGATAGTAAAGCCCATCCCGGCCATATTGACCGCGCTTCTTAAACTATTTATGAGGTACTGAGCCTCAGAGTCCGCCCAGCAGTACTTGATGTACAACCAGGGAAATTCAGTCCTAAGCCTTTCGACGAAGCCGACGAACTCCCGGCACAGCTTGTCGGCGTCGATCTCGCCTTTTGCGCCGGTGATCCTGTGGTCCGCGATCACCGTCACCTTGCTGAAGTTCGTATGGATCGCTGTCGCCACGAACGCTGTCTTCGACCTGGACCCTCCAAAGTCTATGCCGATAGACACATACTGGACGTCCTTAAGCGAGCCTCTGTTGAGCTCTGCGAGGTATTTCTGCTTATCATCGGCGAACTGCTGATACACAAGGCCCTCCGCAGCTCTTCTCTTTCCGAGTATGTCCCGGTCGTACCATACGGTCCCCGGCCGGTACTGCGTAAGTAGGTCCTCTCTTCGTTGTTTGCTGATCGTACGGTTGTCGGCCAGCGTGAAGTGCTCGTACAGATACCCGCCGGCAAGCGGATTTATCTGGTACCCGTCAATGTACTCAACGTACATCGGGTGGTTAGGATAGCATGGGTTAAGGTCCCACAGCGTAAACGGCCACTTCGCAGCGACCTGCCGGCCGAATGCCACCTTGACGAAGCTCTCCCTACTGTTCTCGCAATCATGATGCTGGTCGATCTCAGTAGCGATCCAAAGGCCGTAAGAGTTTCCGAGGATCTTCTTGTAGCTGTCAGCTTTGCCTGCGCCAGCGAAGATCACGACCTTAAGTCCCGTCTGCGTCCGGATCAATAGCGCGTCGTTGCCTTTATACTTACCCCAGCGGCAGCGCCCGCGGAAAATGTGCTCGAGCCCGAAGCCGTTGCAGTCTCCGATATTCAGCTTCGCGTTCGGTATCGAGGATCCCGACGCCAGGTGTATCCGGTCGGGGCAGCGCTCAAGATAGCTCGCGGCGATGATACAATGATCGATAGTCTTGCCGCTCCTGATCGCCCCTTCGGCCACACACATCCTATGCCGCGGCGCGGCTTTGATGTAGCGCCTGTGTTTCCGGGAGAACTCTCCCCACTCAATCGTCGCTGTCTTCGTCATCGTTCAGTAAGTCCGCGAGAGGCGCGAGGTCCTCGACGTCCCTGCTGCCGCCCAGCGGGTCAAACAGTCCTACAGCGTCGCCCAGGAGCTTGAGAGCCTGGAGCTTGTTGTGCGTCTTGACCTTTATGCCGTCTTTCGTATCTTCGATACTCGAGATAGCTTTGCGCTGCGTATAGGTGAGACCCTCTGTCGCGAATACCTCAACAGCGGCTCTCTCTTTTCCCTCTTTGTCCTTCTCCCCTACGACCCTTGCGTAGTCTGTCGTGTCAGCAAAGGCGATCGCCGCAAGCTCACGCATGATGTCGAGGCCATCTATGATCCCCTCCTCGATCGCGCGCTCAAGTTTCTGTTTACGCCCGAGCTGCAGGACCAGCTTGACGTTCGGCTTCGCCTCGAGCCTGTATGCCGCTACTTGCCGGGATCTGTTTTTCCACTTAGCGGATCCGGGGAAGGCATTTTGATATGACTCCTCCGGGCTTAATCCTGCCAGCCTGCACTTGATGTATTCACGCTGCGGATCCGTAAGCGGTTTGTTCTGCACATCATCAACTCCCTAAAATAAGCGGCCTCCGGTATTGGGGAGGGCCGGAGACCGCACCCAGATCTTCCAGGAGGGAAGACATAGAAAAAACGCGCCACCCTGGGTGACACGTCCTCTGATTATGAATTTTACACCACAAAAAGGTACTCTGAGGTACTCACATTATTTACCAGTTTCTCGCCAAAACCTTGATTCTACGTTCTTTACATGCTGCTCTGAGTAGTTAAGTATATCGGCTGTCTCAAGTACCGAATGATTTTCTAGGTATCTGGCCTTAAATATCTCCTGGACACGCCAATCGGGTATCTTCCCGATCCACAGTTCGATCTCCGCCTGAAGGATATTGAATTGCACCTCAAGATCATCTTTTTCGCGCTCAAGCTTCTTGAGTTTTTTCTCCGCCTTCTCCTTATCCTGGTTCGTAGAAGAGGAAATGACGCGAGACTCCACCACGCGGCACGATGGGTCCGTTGACGACATCATAACGGTCTCGACAAACCTCTTCGTGTTCTCCTCGTACTTCGCAATCAGGTTCTCCTGCTGCTCGCAGAGTTTTTCTTTAATCACGAGCTGAGTCCTGAGCTCCGCCAGTTTTTTCAGATCGTCTTTATTCATTCAGCCGCTTTATCTTGAAAAGCCGTTCCACGCCCCCGCGCCTGGGATCCACAAGATACTCATCGCATCGGCCATCGATGTCCCATCTGGGATCATGCCGCAAAAGATCGAGCCCTACACCCACGAACCTGCACACCGAGAGATGGAGGCAGCTCCTACAGTTCGGCTTCAGGTACGTTTTCAGCATCATCCCCCCCTGCTTTATTAAATCCCGTCCTCATGTCGTCAAGCGAGCGCAAAGGATTCTCATCCGGCGCATACCGCCTGAGCCTGATAATGTCGCTGCTCAGTTTCGCGATCTGCCCCCGGTCATACTTGTGCTGCTCCATGAGCTTTGCGAGCTCCGCTTCGAGTTGGCCTATTTTGATTTTCCGGCTTGCTGTTATAACAAGTGCTATAACGACCACCAACCCCAGGCATATGAAAAACGCGCATACAATTCCAAAGATCATCTTCACCATTCCTCCTGTAATTGCTCTTCTGTTAACGACAGTTGGTACCCGCGCTCCTCTATAGGCGTCATAAGTATCTCTGTCCGCGGGTAGACTCGATCGATCGCCATGCGGGATCCGTCCCATCCGACTACGATGTCGTAGCTGTCGTCATGAATGACTTTATAAAAAACGAGTACGTCAGCCAGCGCATTGATAAAGTTTGCCAGATCACAGCGCCGGGCGGATCCGACAAAGAATTTTGCTGTGATATTCATGGGGCTGTCATAGTCCCTTCCAAACTGCCGCGCTTCCCTGATGAACGGCTCTGCCGCCTTCAGGTATGCCTTATACGGCTTACTGGGCACGATAAACGGTCTTTTGGTCTTCGGGTTCTGGAAGATCTGCTGGCTGTTCTTCTTGCTCACAGGATGGGCGTCGATCGTGAAGCTTATAGGCTCTTTCAGCTCTGGCATTCTTTTTCCCTCTCTCGTCGATCAAAAAGGCAGGACCTGCATCTTGTCCTTGAAATAGTCGTTTGCGTACTGGACGTCTCTCGGCGGCCAATTAAGCAGGCCTTTTTCCAGTTTGTCTTTAAAAATATCGTCGCCTCGCTTCAGCACATGGGCCGGCACCCCGAGCCTAACGCCTTTGCATATGCACTCAAGCGTATAATCATATCCTTCCGTGTCAACGTACAGTATCGCCTCACTGCCGCCGCAGCGCGGGCAGTTTGTGTCTCGTTCGCCCTCGTCTTCCCTCCGGTCGATCTCGGCGCGGGTTTTTATCAGACCCAGCAGCTGCCCTGCGGTCGGCGCGATATTCCGCTGAGCGTCGGCATGGTATTTTTTCAGCGCCCTGTCGGCCTGTTTTAGCTGATACCCTCTGAAAGCCTCGAACCATGCTTCGACGACGAAATCTGTTATGTCTTCGCCGAACTTCGGGTACAGCTCTTTCATGTCGAATAAAAAATCTCTTATCTCGTCTTTTGTCATGATGAACACCCCTTGAAGAATTCCGCTTTTAGTTCTTCCCTCGTCTTTGGCTTTGGAAGCTCGTCTTCCCATCTCCGCTGGTTGAGCCATGTCGCAGGGTGAGGAATATACTGTCCTCCGTCTCGCTTCCACTGGTCGGTCTGCGAATGGGCTGTCACTGCTTCGATGATCGTTTGGGCAAGATCTTCATCCGGTCGTATCTTCAGCCATGATTCAAAGGCCCGTTTTTTGGATGCCTTTCGTGGATATTCAGACCAAAAAATATCGAATGATTTGCGCAGATGATCATGCGCATTTTTTTGCGCATTGATCTTAATCTCTTTATCTCTTTTGTTATATATATTGTTATCATTGTTCATTATAGGTTGCTCGTTGGTTAGCTTTTTTGATTTCGTTGGTTGCTCGTTGGTTGCTTGCTTGGTTGCTTGCTTGGTTGCTTGCTCTTCTTTGTTCTGATATTTGCTGTAATTTACAACGGTTATCAAGCTACCAAGCTTGGTTGATTGGATGGTTATTTCCCCGGTTGCTTTTAGCTTGGTTAGTGCTGTCCGGGTTGGTTGCTCTTCGAGGCCAGTTTCTTGGGCTAAAATCTTGCGAGAAGTATAGAATTGACCTCGTTTGATTTTGATTCCCTTCCACTCACGATCATCATGGTTGGCTCTGAGAAGGCAATGGAGAAACAGTTTGAATACAGGGACATCCTCGTACCATCCCCAGTCGAGCATCTTGCGATGTATGACTATAAACCCATTGCGATACTGAGCCATTAAAAATCCCTCCAGTCAGTACCCTTTTCCATATGAGCGATAGTTGCCGGCGGTCTCTGCCACATAGACGCGAACTTTTTCCATTCGGAGGAATATTTCGTTTTTTCAGCACTGAAATCGTAGAAGAGCTGAGCGCGCGGCATTGCGCCCGCGTTATAGATAGCGCGGCAACGATCCTCGTTTTCTTCCATGTCGTCACCGATAAGGACATAGCAATAGAGCTTATTATTGTTAAACCCTGCCTTTGAAAGTAGTCTGATTTTTTCGGTAACGCGTCCGACAGCGTTCGGGGTATCGCAAGCAAGCCATAGCTCCGATATTGCCAGCCACTGAATGTTCTCAATAAAATGCATATCGATCCTGCTTGCTTCAAGACCCCCACGGAAACAGATACGCTTTTGGCTTTTCAGCAAACCGTAAACAACCTCTCTATGACTCCGGCTCGTCTGTAAAAAGTTGTTGTCTTGAATAATCCTTCTGATGTGAAAACCATTGAGCTCCTTTAATGAGCCTTCGACCTTTGGTACAGAGCACCATGGGCACGCATTATCGCACCCTCGGGACGTAAAAGTGTATTCTGGTTTAATATATAGCCCTGGCTGAAATCCGCGTCTAAAGGGCGTTTTATTAAAGTATGCCCACCCCGGACCTCCGATTTTCACCGGTTTGTCTGTGGCGTCACGCCAGTAATCCGCAAGAAGCGTGCAATATACATAATCCCAAGTAAAAACGCAGGATACATGGACCTCGTCATGCTCTGGTATAAGCTCGCGAAATGGTGGCCGACCGAAAAACGCCATATCGTCGTCCGGGGTATAAGAATTTTTTTTGGGAAATACTCGCAGGATCCTCACTGCACCGCTACCCCCGCAAGCTTCCTTTCAACTTCTGCCAGATCCGGTCCGAGAGCATTATCTTCTGATGTTTCCGTTACTTCTCCTGTTGCCTCGTCTATGACCTCATAATTGGCATCATCAAGGATAAGGCGCTCACCTTCGACGTCGAGCATGTCGGCGCCGATCTCTGTCTTTACTGTTTCATCTGCGGCCATTTGCCGTACGAATTCGACTTTGATCGGCGCGTATTTGAGCGCTTGCTTGATCACGGTTTTCTTTGCCATCGCGTCGAAGTTGCTCTTCCAGGGGCTGAAAGACGTCTTATATGCCTGGGAGTACTTCTTGGCATGGCTTATGATGTCGGACTTGCTCATGACGACGAACCCGAAGCCTCCGTTGACTAGCTTCCATACAGCGTAGTAGTAGATTGGCTCCTCGTCGCCGTGATCCATCGCCGGGACATGGTTCAGCGCGCGATCGAGGCCGAGGCTGTAAGAGAACTCGTCAGCAGGATAGACCGCTTCGGCGTAGATCTCCTTGATCTCCCCAGACCTGTGCGCGAGCTCGATCAATCCCTTATATCCGAGCTGAAATTGCGTCTCCTGCTCCCCTGTCTGGCCGTTCTTGAACGGTATGAGATAGGCCTGGCCGAGCTGCGTATTGACCTCTAGGCCCAGCTGCGCGGCCTGTAGCATGGCGCCGATGAACGATGCCGGCGTTGACGCTGCGAGCTGAGGGTTCTTCGCTATCGCTGTGATCGCGATCCTCGTGAACCTTTCCGGAGTGAGTACCGAAGGAAGCGCTTTCGCGATCTCCGGCTGGTACTTCCCGATATAGAACTCCATGTCCTTTTTCGGGTTGCTTTTCGCGATATTTGTATCGCCTGTCTTGGCCATCACGGCCTGTTTGTTGTTTGCTGCTGCCATTTCATTCCCCTCCTTTGGTTTCTGTGTCAGCGAAATCTATAGTGAAGCGCCTATATGGCGATCCGACTTTCATGTATTTTTCGTAGATATCGGGCTCGTCAGCCGCAAGCCTTTTCGTATCAATGGTGCTGCGGCCGGCGACGCTCTTCCAGCTGATCCGGGTGTCGCCAAGGAAGCCTGCCTCAGCTTCGCCCATCTCTTTCTGGATCTCTTGCTTGATCCTTTCTGTCTCAATCTCTAAGTCTTTCTGCATCTCAAGCAGATACTGATACCTTTTTAAGCGATCCTTAAATCCATAGAGCTCGATGATCCCCTCAGGATCACTATCTGAATAGACCTCTCTTAAGGCCTCGCCAGAAGCCTTTGAGCCGTCTGGAGGAGGTATTTGGTCTTTTATGATGTAATCCTCCCAAAACTCTGTTCCTGCCTTGAAAAGTGCGCTGATAACGTCGTCGTCGCGTTCTATTTCCCTGATCAGGAACTCGCGGTTGAAAATAATGCATGCGAGGTATGCTTTCTCCCTTCCGGTGACGCCTAGGTACCACTGCACCTGGCAGTAGTATTCGTCAGGGGTTTTGTTGTCCTTCCATCTGCCAGATGAATACATGCTCGTGGTCTTGCACTCTAACAGCGCGTCCTCACCTACGACCATACGGTCGATGTTGGCGGCGAAGTAAGGATGATCATCAGATACATGCATGAAGTTGGTGCGCTGTACCTTCTTGCCGCTTTCCTCCTCGAAGCGCTTAGCCACATAGTCCTCGAGGTCCAGGCCCTGCCTCATGGCTTCATTTGCAGGTTTGTCCTCTTTTCTGCCGGTCTTATCCATCCAGACATCGATAGGGGATCTGTAGCGGTTTAAGCCGATGATCGCAGCGATGTCGGATCCGCCGATATACTTTCTTCTGAGCTCGAGCCACTCTTCACGCGGCATGTCCCTTAAATCAATCTTCTGCATCTTCTGCTTCCTCCTCTTCGCCTGGGATCCTCTCCCAGTAACCTTTCACGCATTCATAATGAGCCAGACATTCGCCTGAATTTGTAAGGCATTCACACGGATAGCAGCTGGGGCTGGTACCTGGTCTCATAAGGCGGCCTCCTCTGCTCCGTGTTCGTCCTCAATCCCGCACAGCTCCGGAAGGTTCGCGCGCGTTAATGCTTCAGCGAACGGCGGCGGTACCGCGTTTCCGCAGCGCGCGATCTGTTTACTCTTTGTGTAAGGGTTTCCCATATAGTCGCGATCGATGATGTAGTCATGCGGGAAGCCCTGCGCGTCAAATAATTCACGCGGAGTCAGCATCCTCATACCGATGTCTGCTATCTCATATTCGCTTCCCATCACATTAACGAGACCGAACCGGTCTTTCGTCGTTGCTGTCCCTAGCGGATCTGTGATGTCCTGCCCTATGCCCTGTCCGTAATATTTGACCAGGAAAGAGCGGACCTCGGCGAAATGGGCGCCGCTTGTTGTGATCGTCGTAAGCGGCTCTCTTACGTCCTGCCCAAACATATCTTTCCTTAGCGTGACCAGGTGCGTTGTGACGAGCGAGTTGTGATCCCATGCTGTCACTGTTGAAAGTGGCGCATCTGCGCCCGATGCTATTGACCTCGAGCCTCCTCCATAGTGTTTGGCGATGAATGCGGCTACCAATGCATGCCGCGGCTGTGTATCGATCGTATGAATAGGATCCCTAGGATCCTGTCCGCGGGTCTCAGCGCCCTGTAACGCATGATACGGCAGAAGATATGGCGCGACGAGATAGTGCCGGTTTCCGGAAGTAACGGTTGAAACGGGTTCGTCCACGCCCCTCGGAACGTTATTATTCATATTCGACATGATGAACGGCTCCGGATTATCGATCACGAACTTTTTGATGCCGCGCGCGATCCGCTCGAGCGTCGCTTCTTTTAACGGACGCTGCGCCCGGATACCGTATTCTTTCCAGATCTCTTCCTTCGTTGCGAAGATCGAAGGGCATGTCCGGGACCAGTCGAGGATCTCTGCCGCTGTCCTATAAGGGATCCTACCGGGTCCGTGTGTCTGCGCCGGCCACATAATGGGTCTGCCGTCTGACCTTGCTATCAAAAAGAACCGTTTACGCGATGTCGGGGCTCCGTAGTCACAGGCGACGAGCTCTCTGTGCTCGACATGGTATCCGTTCCGCTTCAGCGCGTTCACAAAGCTTCTGAAGGTAATACCACGCCGCTTTGGATCCGGCTTGCCGTCTATGAGAGGGCCCCATGTCACGAACTCCTCGACGTTTTCGAGGATGATTACTCGCGGCTTCAGATCTTCAGGGAGCGACGCCCATCTGAGCGTTACCCATGCAAGCCCCCTGATGTTTTTGTCAACAGGCCGCCCGCCGGCCGCTTTACTAAAATGCGTACAGTCAGGAGAGAACCATGCCAGTGCTATCTTTCTGCCCTTACAGAGCTCCTTCGGGTTGACATCCCATACTGATTCGCAGAGGTGCTCTGTGTGCGGGTGATTCGTTTTATGCATAAGGATTGAGTCTGGATCGTGGTTGATCGCAATGTCGACCTGCCGGCCTATGGCCAGCTCTATGCCTGTCGACGCTCCGCCTCCCCCTGCGAAATTGTCGATGATGAGCTCGTGAGGTATCATATAGAGTCCTCCCATTCAACCCCGATATAATCAAGCACTGCGCCCCAGCCTACGTTATTCATCCAGAATTCCCACTCTTTAGGGTTCGCTTCCCTTAAGCGATCAAATCGATGCGGCCTTTTTTCGAGATGGATCCCGAAGCCGCACATAGAGCAGCCGGTCCTCTGTGCTTTCGTGGTGTAAAGATTGCCCGTTTTATCACGACGGATCTCACCGTATATCTCTGGTACAGGTACATGAAGATCAAGGGCGAGCTGCAAAATATCGTTTCGGCTGAAAACCGCGAACGGTGCTGATCGGGTCACAGTTTTGCCGTAATAATTGCATCCATTAAGCATTAACCCTTTTTCGCGACGTCCATGTTCTGAAGCCATTAGCCCCAAATACGGATATGTGCCGTGGGCTTTTGCATAATTGTCGCAGGGTTTTTCTTTCAGGTAGTAGCAGCATTTATTCGAAACTCTAAACGGTGCGATACCGTAATTGACACCTTCACGTTCATTTTCAAGGCCGCCGAATTTTTGCAGCCATTTCTGCGACATCTTCATACGAGTGTTTTTTCTATAACCGCCGTACTCGCCGGTTTCGCCCGTTATAATCGCATGCCTGACTGTCGCATTCTTCTCGGTCGGGTTTTGAAGTAGTTCGATTTTGCCGGCGGTTTCTTTAGACAGAACCGGAAAACCGTACTCTTTGATCACATCGACTTTATTCTTGAGCGGCGATAAAGGGATTACTCCGAGCTCTTTGTGTATTTTGACGATGCTTTTATCTTCAAGCGAAGACACAGAAATGGCGGGACAATCAATACCTATATCTCGCAAGAATAAAAGCAGCGTAATACTGTCAATGCCTCCGACGCTGATATGAACCTGTCCGCCGAGCTTTTCGTGAAACTCGTTGGCCCGCAGCGCGGCGTGCTTTATTTTCGCCTCGTATGGAAGAGATTGCTTTTGCCGAAATACACTGAGGTTATAATCCGCGTTTTTCTCCTTCATGATGTCAAATACTGTCTTCACTTTATCCCCACTAATATGCCCGGCGGCAATTCAAATTCATGCCCGATCTTTTTCCATAGATGCAGGCAGAACGGATGATTATTCACATATTCAGATTTCGGTGGATGGTACTGTATGACGCATTCGTCTTCACGCCAAAAGATATCTTTGATCGTACACATTTCATCCCAGGTCGGGCAGCGGCGCCGGAGCGATACGCTGACGTGCTCCCATCCCATGCCCCAGGAAGCGATTATAGCGATCTCCCGCGGATGAAAGGCCGGATGAACGAGGCAGGCTGCCAGGCCATCTTTTCCCTGGACGTCGATCGATAGCCTGCGGCTGGATAGGATTTCTTTCAGGTCTTTCATCACAGGCACCAGTCAATTTTTTGGCCACAGTCCGGACAGTGATTCGGCTGCGGATCCTCAACTGCGGTTCTTCCGCAGTTCGGACACACCGGGGCAAAGCTTGACCATAGGGGCTTTGCAGCATGACGGCAGACGCATTCGTCTCTAAGAGCGTAGATCTCGCCTTCTAAGCGGTCTATTTCGTCCAATAGATAAGGAATATCCCTCTCCGCATCGGTTTCAAGCTTGAATACTTCCTCTGCTGAACAAGTGCCCGGTAAAGCGTCCTTGTATCGTTCTCGCAGAACCGCTCTTTCTTCTAGTGTAATCATTCTGATACCTCCCACGGAAATTCCTGTATCAACGGCTCACCCCATATATCAGCAAGGGAGTTTTTCATAAAGAGCGGCGTGTTGGCAGACTTGCACCCAGTAACGATTTGTTCAATCCATTCTCGTTTCGGGACGATCTTATCTTTTCGTGTTCCGGTTTCTGCTCCGACTATTACCCAATCAAATAATTGTGCGAATTCTTTGGGGTAGTCGTATACAGACTCAACAATAAAGGGCGCAAGTATCGGCTCAATACTTACATATTTTTTTTCTTCGTCTAAAAACGACCGGTTATACCAAGCAGGATCATGTGGCGTTGTCACTGTCGAGCCGAACCAAAACCCGCCCCTCACAAGCAATGCCCCTTTCGTCTTTAGATCGAGATACCGCTTCGGGTTCTTCGTTAAAAACAAATACCTATGCTGCGGCGCGGCTTCACATGCTTTGAATACTTCTCCGATCCATTCGTCTGGCACCCAGTCACCGAATAGATCAGCCATAGAGCATACGAATATGGTTTGTGGTTTCTTGACCCGCTGCGGCTCGTCTAAGCGGTAACGGTGGAAAGTAGGATCAAACGCATAAGGGTAAGGCGACGGATATTTCTCGTTGCCATAAAGAAGATGTTTTTCGTCGAGCGGGGCACGAACCATCTGAAGTATCCTACAGGAACAATCTCTTCCTGTTACAATCTCTTCTTCGTATCCATCAGTAAAGAATTCATAACCTTCGTGTTTCGCAAATCTCTCCGCTATTCTTCTCGCATAGCAATACTCGCACCCGTGGAAACACCCCGTTACAGGATTCCACGTCATATCACACCATTCGATACGGCT